AACAGCCCTGTCCTCGGTCTGGGCGCAGATCAAGGCTGGCTGGTTGACCATGCTGGCAGACATCCAGAAAACCTGGACGGACTTCCTGCATGCGATGACACGTGGGATTGCCAACATCCCCGGCATGGACAGCGCCACGCTTGCCCTTGGTAATGCCGCGATCATGGCTGGATCCGCTTATTACGAGATGGCGGCTACCGCCGAAGAAGCGAGAAATGCCGCCGACGGGCTGGTAAATTCCTCCCGCGAGATGGCCCGAGCTGCAACCGCCCCCCTCACATCCATGCAGGCGCTTCGCGATGCCATGAAAGCAGGCGCCGAGGATGGCGAGAGTGGTCTTGCCGGAACCACCACAGCCACCGAAGTGCTGTCACAAGCGGTCACTGGTGCAGGCGGGGCCGCGCGTTCGGCCGCCGCGGTCGCCAAATCCGCTTGGGAAATGGCGGCAGCTTCCCTCAAGGATTACGCTGCCAAGGCCGCAGATGTCGGCAAAGGAATTGGCGATGCATTGGTCGGAGCATTCACCAGCGCCGAGAACGCCATTGGCGAATTCGTCAAAACCGGCAAGCTGGATTTCAGGTCACTCGTGACCTCTTTGTTGGCTGACATGGCAAAGCTGTCCGCTCGCCGGTTTATTCTCGGCCCACTGGCGGGTGCCCTGTCCGGCGCGCTGGGCGGCCTCGGTAGTGTTTTCGCACCGGTGCTGCATGCCGGTGGCATGGTTGGTGGGGCCGCGCCGCAGCGCATGGTGCCAGCTATGGCATTCGCCGGTGCGCCGCGCATGCATAGCGGTGGATGGGCTGGCCTCAAACCCGACGAAGTTCCCGCAATCTTGCAAAAGGGCGAGCGGGTGCTGTCGCGGCGCGAGGCCACGCAATACGGCGCGGGTAGATCACAAAATATCACCATCAACATCCAGACCCGCAATGCCGAGAGTTTCCGGCAATCGCGCACACAAGTCTCGGCCGACATTGCCCGCGCAGTCGCTATGGGAAGGAGGGGTATGTAATGGCATTTCACGAAGTTCGTTTTCCCGACAATATCAGCCGCGGTGCTCGCGGTGGGCCAGAGCGAAAAACACAAATCATCGAGCTGGCTTCGGGTGATGAGGAGCGCAACGCCAGCTGGGCGAATTCTCGGCGCAGATATGATGCGGCCTATGGTATTCGCCGATCGGATGATCTGGCCGCCGTCGTGGCATTTTTCGAGGCCCGTAACGGGCGACTCTACGGGTTCCGCTGGAAGGACTGGGGCGATTATAAATCCTGCCTACCTTCGGGGACGCCTGCCGAAACCGACCAAGTAATCGGGGCTGGCGACGGGACAACCACAACATTTCAACTGGTAAAAGCCTACACCTCGGGCGCGCAAACATGGATGCGGACCATCACAAAGCCAGCGGCGGGAACCGTTTCGGTGGCGATCGACGGAGTTGTCCAAGACAGCGGATGGTCGGCCGACACCACCACGGGCCAGATCACCTTCGCTACAGCCCCCGCCACTGGCGCACCCATCACCACAGGTTTCGAATTCGACGTGCCGGTGCGTTTCGATACCGACCGACTCGACGTCACCCACGATATCGAACGGCTCGGCTCCATCACATCCATTCCCCTGATCGAGGTACGGCGATGAAACAGTTTCCGCAATCCCTGCAAACCCACCTCGATTCCGGCACCACGACGCTGGCCTGGTGCTGGCGGCTCACCCGCAACGACGGCGCGGTGTTCGGCTTCACCGACCACGATCTTTCGCTGGCATTTGACGGAACCACGTTTGAACCGGAAAGCGGCTTCACCGCCTCGGAAATTCGCTCGAGCTCCGATCTTTCAGTCGATGCGCAGGAGGCCGAGGGCGTGCTGACCTCCGACACCATCACCGAGACCGATACTCTCGACGGGCGCTGGGATAATGCGACAGTGGAAGTCTGGCGGGTCAACTGGACCAACACTGCAAGCCGCGCACTCCTGCGGCGCGGAGCCATCGGCCAGCTCCGGCGCGGACGATTGCATTTCGTGGCCGAGATGCGCAGCCTTGCCCATGTTCTCGGGCAAACCATCGGGCGGACGTTCCAGGCAAGTTGTGATGCGGCATTGGGGGATGCGCGCTGCGGTGTGGATCTAAATAATCCGACTTTCAAGGCAACCGGCACCGTGGTGGCTCTCTCGGGGGATCGCGGCTTTGCGGTCTCCGGCCTGTTGGGCTTTGCCGATGGTTGGTTTGCGCTTGGCACGCTGCTATGGCCCACCGGTGTCGATACGGGACGCAAGGCCGAGGTGCTGTCACACGGGATAACCGGCGCGGATGTAATTGTAACCCTGCTTGAGGCACCAGTGCGCCCGGTAAAGGTTGGCAATACCTTCGACATCTTCGCTGGCTGCGACAAGCGTTTTGAAACCTGTCAGAGCAAGTTCGCCAATGCAGTCAATTTCCGCGGCTTTCCGCACATCCCCGGACAGAACACCATTATTCGTTACGCCGCCAAGGGCGATGCCAATTCGGGAGCGGTGTTATGAACAATTCTCCGGCCGCCTCTGCGCGCATCATCAAGGCAACGCGGCGCTGGATAGGCACACCCTATCACGATCAGGCCTCGGTCCGCGGTGTCGGTTGTGATTGCCTCGGGCTTTTGCGCGGGGTCTGGCGCGATGTAGTGGGGCCGGAACCGATGCTGGTGCCGCCTTATTCCCGCGACTGGGGCGAGGCTGGTCCGGTAGAAGTGCTAGCAGAAGCGGCGCGGGCTGCAATGATCGCGCTGAACATTTCAGAGGCCCGCACCGGCGACGTCATCCTGTTTCGCATGCGTACGGGCGCGATCGCCAAACATGTCGGCATTCTGTCGAGTCGGAACCAATTTATTCACGCCTATGAACGCACCGGTGTGATTGAAGAACATCTGACAAACGCCTGGCAACGTAAAATTGCCTACGCATTCCGCTTTCCCGAGTGCGAACGCCCACCGCGGAGATAGATCATGGCTTCCATTCTTCTAGCCTCGGCCGGCGCGGCAATCGGCGGCAGCATTGGTGGTGCCGTACTCGGTGTGTCTGCTGCCACCATCGGTGGAGCAATCGGATCTTTTGCCGGCTCGATGGTTGATAGCTGGATTGTCTCGTCGCTAGCACCAGGGCAGCACATCGAGGGTCAGCGACTCGAAAACTTGCAAATTACCACCTCGACCGAGGGGGCCATCATCCCGCGCGTCTATGGCCGGATGCGGATCGGCGGCAATATCATCTGGGCCACAGATTTCAGTGAAACGGCGAATACAACCACACAAGGTGGCGGCAAAGGCGGTGGGCCCACGATCACCACGACCGCCTATCTCTATTCAGCATCCTTTGCCGTGGCGCTTTGCGAGGGGCCAATTTCGGGCATCGGACGCATCTGGGCCGACGGCAAGCCGCTTGATCTCTCCGGCGTGACATGGCGGCTTTATACCGGCGATGAGTTTCAACAACCGGATCCGTTCATCGAGGCCAAAATGGGCACGGGCAATGCCCCCGCCTATCGCGGTACGGCCTATGTGATGTTCGAGGAGTTAGCGCTGGAACAATTCGGCAACCGCATCCCGCAGCTGTCCTTCGAGGTATTCCGCCCCATCATTGAATCCGACACCGCCGAAGGCATGCTCCGCGCAATCACCCTAATTCCCGGCACTGGCGAATTCGTCTACGCGACCGAGCCGATCTCACGCGGCGCGAATGGCAACACCGCATCGGAAAACGTGCACACGACCAACTCCGTGCCCGACATCATCGCCGCGCTTGATCAGTTGCAGGCCGCCGCGCCAAACCTTGAAAGTATCTCGCTGGTGGTCAGCTGGTTTGGCACCGATCTGCGGGCCGGAAACTGCCAGATCGTGCCCGGTGTCGAGAACATCACCAAGGTTACGACCCCGAAAAGCTGGGCTGTGAATGGCGTCACCCGTAGCGCTGCCCACATCATCAGCCTCGATATGGATGGCCGCACAGCCTATGGCGGCACACCGGCAGACTTTGCCGTCGTGCAGGCGATAAAGGAAATCAAAGCGCGCGGATTGCGGGTTACGTTCTATCCATTCCTGCTTATGGACATTCCGGCGGGCAACAACCTGCCCGATCCCTATTCGGACAACGCGGCCTCTATTGGCCAAAACACCTATCCATGGCGCGGGCGGATTACCTGCTCCCCTGCGGCTGGATACGCCGGAACGATAGACAAGACCTCTAGCGCTGCCACGCAAGTCTCTGCCTTCTTTGGCAATGCGCAGGCTACCAATTTCACGGTGGCTGGAGAGACAATCTCGTGGACCGGCCCCGCCAGCGATTGGGGTTATCGGCGGATGATCCTGCATTACGCCAGTCTCTGCGCGGCGGCGGGTGGCGTGGATTCCTTTCTGCTCGGCTCGGAACTGCGCGGCATGACGACGATCCGAAAGAACTCGTCCAGCTATCCAGCCGTAACCGCAATAAAACAACTGGCCGGCGACGTTGCCGGAATTACGGGCGCCGGAACCGCCATCAGCTATGCCGCCGACTGGTCGGAATATTTCGGGCACCATCCGCAGGACGGCTCGGGCGACGTGTTTTATCACCTCGATCCGCTCTGGGCTGATCCTAATATCGATTTTATCGGCATCGACAATTACATGCCGCTTTCCGATTGGCGCGACGGGTTTAATCACGCAGATGCGCAGGCCGGCTGGAACTCAATCCGAGATCTCGACTACCTACGCAGCAATATCGAAGGCGGCGAGAGTTTCGAGTGGTTCTATGCCTCCGATGCGGATCGCGACGTTCAAACGCGCACGCCCATCACCGACGGGGCCTATGGTAAACCTTGGGTGTTCCGCCCCAAGGACATTCGGTCGTGGTGGTCCAATTTACATTTTGACCGCCCAGGCGGTATCGAGGCCGCCACCCCCACCGACTGGACACCGCAATCAAAACCCGTCCGCTTTACAGAACTCGGCTGCCCCGCTGTTGATCGCGGTACCAACCAGCCCAACGTATTCTATGACCCGAAGTCGGCCGAAAGCGCCTTGCCGCATTTCTCGCGCGGCTGGCAGGACGAGGCCATCCAGCGCCGCTACATCGAAGCGATGCTCGATTATTGGGGTGATCCGGCAAAGAATCCTGTCTCGACCGTTTACACCGCGTCGATGATTGACATGGACGAGGCCGCCGTATGGACATGGGATGCACGGCCCTATCCCGATTTTCCGGCCCGCGAGGATGTCTGGGTCGATGCGCCAAACTGGCGGTTCGGGCATTGGCTGAATGGCCGGCTCGGTGCGGTGGGCCTCGGGGCGCTGGTGCGGGAACTTTGTCGCCGCGCCGGGTTGGATACGTCTCTGATCGATGTAAGCGAATTGGCAGATGTCGTTCCGGGTTTTGTCATTTTGGCGCTTGAAAGCCCTCGCGCCTCGATCTCGACTTTGGCGCGGCATTTCGGCTTTGATGCAGTGGAGAGCGGTGGCATTATCAGGTTTGTGACCCGAGGACAAAAACCCGTAACAGTGATCAACCCCGATGACATGATTGCAGCGCAGGGCGAAGTCATGGAACTCACCCGCGGACAGGAAACCGAACTACCCCAAGCCCTCAAATGGCAGATGGTGCGACCCGATGAAGAATATGACACCGCCACCGTCGAAGCGCGCCGCATTACGGTTGAAGCTTCGCGCGTGGCCTCCGACAACTTTCCGCTGGCAGTATCACTGGAAGAGGCCGACCGGCGATGTCGTCGCGCCCTGATGGAGGGCTGGATTGGGCGCGAAATGCTGACCACCAACCTGCCACCCTCTCGCTTGGCACTCGACCCTGGCGACGTTGTCAGTCTCGCAAACGACGGGCGGCTGGTTGATTACCGCATCACCCGCATTGGTGACGCAGGCGCGCGATCAATCGAAGCTATCCGCACAGATACCGCCATATACGATCTGCCACCCGGCCAATACCGCCCGGCAAAACTACCTGACGCGATCGTTTATGGGCCAGCCGAGGTTGCATTAATGGACATACCGCAAATCAGTGACACGGTTCCGGCGCACCGACCCTACGCGGCGGTGTACGCAAAACCGTGGTATGGCACAGCGGCTGTCTGGCGCAGTGCCGACACCTCGGGGTTTGCCCTGCTGGATACCATTGGCCAGCCTGCGCATATGGGTGTTTTGGCCGCGGACTTGCCCGCAGGGCCGCTCAACCGCTTTGATAATGGCACTGAACTGCTGATCGATCTTTCCTTGGGCACGTTGACGAGCGTCACCGACACAGAGTTGTTCGCAGGCGCAAATGCGCTAGCCATAGAAAGCGCGTCGGGCGTTTGGGAGATACTGCAAGCGGGCAATGCAGAGCTGGTTGCCACTGGGAGTTACCGCCTCACCCGCCTTTTACGTGGTCAACGCGGCACCGAAGACGCTATGGATGCTCCGGCCTTGGCAGGAGCACGGGTGGTGATGCTGGACTCAGGCATCCAGCCGCTCTCGACTTCTGAAGCCGATCTTGGCCTGCCTTGGAACTGGCGTATCGGTCCGGCCAATGCTGCACCTTCCGATCCGCTGATGAACGCGCAGAGTTTCACACCGAATGACCGGGGGTTAAAACCTTTTGCACCGGCGCAATTGCGGATGCGACGCGAAGCCAATGGTGATCTGGCTCTACGCTGGATGCGCCGTGACCGGGCGCTTGTCGCCGACAGTTGGGTGCTGACGGATGTGCCAATGTCGGAAGTTTCCGAAACCTATGATCTGGAAATCATCTCCGGAGCCACGCTCATACGCACAATCACTGGCCTGACCAACCCTGCCTTTATCTACACCGCCGCCATGCAAGCAGCCGGCTTCGGCGGGCCAATTACAAACCTTTCGGTTCGTCTTTACCAGATTGGCGCGCTGGGCCGCGGCGTGCCGATGATCGAAACCCTGTCCATCAAGGAAAGCCTATGACCAACACCCCGAACCTTGCTCTGCCCTATCTGGCCGCCGCGCAAGCCCAGAAACATGTCACCGTTAACGAGGCGCTGGGCTTGATTGATGCGCTGACGCAATTGGCAGTCACTTCCGTCGGGGCCACATCTCCGCCAGCCACACCAGCCGAGGGCGAACGCCATATTGTTGGGGCAGGTGCAATCGATGCCTGGGCCGGTTGGGATGACAGCATTGCCCTGTTTTCCGGCGGAGCATGGCTGCTTCTTATCCCGCAGCCTGGTTGGCTGGCGTGGGATGTCACTGCGGGAAAACTGCTGGTCTGGTCCGGTAGTGCGTGGGGCGCTTATACGCCAAGCCTGCAAAACCTCGCTGGTGTCGGGATCGGCACCACCTCGCATGCTACCAACAAGCTGTCCGTTTCTGCCATCGCCACCCTACTCAATCACGCGGGCAACGGCCACCAGCTTAAAATCAACAAGGCCGCCAATACCGATACCGCCAGCATGCTATTCCAAACCGGCTGGTCGGGGCGCGCCGAGATGGGAACTGCGGGAAACGATGATTTTTCCATCAAGGTTAGTGCGGATGGCAACAATTTCTTCGAGGGGATACGCATTGATCGCAACTCTGGCGCGGCCAGCTTTCCAAATGGAATGGAGCCGGAACGCCACGAGGTTGGCAGTATCACCAAAGCCGGTGGCCCGGACTGGTGGGGCGCAGTCGACCCCTTCACTCTGAGTTATAGCTCTTCCTCCCAACAAGCCCTCTCGCAAAACAGGATGTTCTTCATGGCTTTCTATGTAGATCGGCCAATCCAGCTGCTCGGAGCGTTCGTATCCCTGAATATTGCCTCGACAACGGCAGGCGCGTTGCTCCGATGTGGAATTTACCGGCTTGGAGCGCCAAACGACGATCTCTGGGATATTGGTGATCGGGTGGCGGATTTCGGAACCCTGCCTGCGGATGTGGCCGACAACAAAGAGTTCAGTCTGGGCAGCCCGCAAACTCTAACAAAAGGCTGGTATGTGACGGCGATGGGCGTCAGTGGCGCGGGGGCTTACGCGCGCTATGCCCGCTGGATGACGCCAGGCCTGACCCGCTTTTATCCGCACGCCAGCGGCACAAGCGCCTATCCCCAGAGCGTCGCCCCGCAGGTTTATTTGTATGCGGGTTCGAGCAACGCCGAGATCACCGGTGGCCTACCCGCAAGCTGGGCCAGTAATCCCGTGACCACCATGACCTCGACCAACAACTGGGTCTACCAGATGGTCTTCCCTAAATGGCGAGAAGTCTGAATCGCATCCAATAAAAGGAGTTCCCATGACCCCGCCTAAACTTGAAGCAGGCTTCGTGCGCATGCCCGAGGACGAGTTCGAAGCCATGATGGCCCGCGCCGCCGAGCAAGGCGCGCGCCGCGCCCTGGCAGATGTGGGGCTTGAAGGCCCCGAGGCCGCCATCGACATCCATGATCTGCGCACACTGCTCGATAGCCTGCGCATGGCGCGTCGTACCGCCTGGCAGACCATCATCCGCTTGATGACCACCGGCCTGCTTCTTGCCCTGATCGCGGGCATTGCTGTCAGGCTAAAGCTGTTTGGCTGAAGCAGACTCAAATCATTCTGACCCCGTGCCCGCCGTTTGGCGGGTTTTCTATTTGGAGAACCCAATGACCACACAGTATTTCGCCGACTGGCGTAATGTCCCGAAAACCCTTTGGCGCTGGGCGGATTTTAGCCCCGAAGAAATCGCCTGTCGCGGCGACGGAACGGTCAGCATTAACGAGGCGGCCCTCGATAAATTGCAGGCGCTACGCGGAAAACTCGGCGTGCCGCTGATCGTCCATTCGGCCTATCGCAGCCCGAACTATAACCGACAGGTCGGCGGGGTAGAGCACTCTATGCATCTGCAGGGGGCTGCCTTTGATATTTCCATGGCTAACCATGATCCGGAAGACTTCGAGAAAGCTGCACGCGCCGCTGGATTTACAGGCTTCGGGTTTTACCCACGGCAGAATTTTATGCACATCGATACCGGCCGTGCTCGCAAGTGGGGTGATCCGTTTCCGCTCCGCGCCACTCGCAGTGGCCGCACCACCCG